AAGAATTAAACATTCTAAAACTACATGGAATGGAAAAACTTGCTATAACAGAGTTTAACGAAGAAGAAATTGCTAAACTTCTTGAAGAAAGCAGTTCTGATCTAAATGATTTCTATGTAGATATGAACGGAGATTTGCAAAAATGGGCAGAAGACTCTACTAAAACATTAGAGCAAAAACAACAAGAAGCACAAACCCAATTAAATGATCTAAAAGGTGAACCTACTAAAAATGTAGTAGGAGGATTGAATTTTGAAGATATGTTCAAGCCCGTTAGAACCAGCGCCCAGGGCATGATGGAAAAATTTGGCAAAGAGAATGAACAGAAAAAAATTGCTGAACAAAAGGCTTCTGGAAAACCCGAAACTAAAGATCCTAAAAAAGAAGGCGAAACTAAAGACATAGTTACTAAAAGTAACAAAGCTGCTACTCTAGATGATGTAGTATCTAGTTTAGATCGATTAAATAAGCATATGGGACAATTATTGTCACAGAACGAAGATATAGGTAAGAAACAAATTAGAGCTACAAAAGCTACTAGTAACAGTGTTCAACCTTAAAGGCAAAATCAATGAGTTGGAAAAAATATTTCACACCAGTTAATGTAGACAATAATCCGTCTGCTTCTGGTCCCTTATCCGGTACCAGTAGGCCTGGACCAGCACGAAAAAACTATAGCAGTTTCTTACCTGATGTCTACACTGGAGCTCCAAACCGTATTGAAAGATATAATCAATACGATACCATGGATATGGACAGTGAAGTTAATGCTGCCCTAGATATTTTAGCTGAGTTTTCTAGCCAAAAAAATAAAGAAAACTACACTCCGTTTGCTTTGCATTTTAAAAGCAAAGCTACAAATAGTGAAGTTAGTATTCTAAGAGAATACTTGCAACAATGGACAAAACTACAAAAATTTGAAACAAGAATTTTTAGAATAGTTCGCAATGTATTCAAATACGGTGATTGTTTCTTTGTTAGAGATCCAGAAACTTACAAATGGTTTTACATCGATCCTAGTAAAATTGTTAAGATTATTGTAAACGAAAGTGACGGTAAACAACCTGAACAATATGTTATTCGTGATTTAAATCCAAACTTTATGGATCTAGTTACTACTACAATTCAACCTAGCAATTTAAACACAAACAACAGAGGCACTAACTATGCTGGACCTAATGCCAGCGGAGCAGCGAGAGGCATGACTGGAAGTTATCCTCAAGGCGGAACAGTAGGAACTAGATTTGATCTACAACAAAATGAACTAGCAATTGATGCAAAACATGTAATTCATCTAAGTCTAAGCGAAGGTCTTGACAACAACTATCCTTTTGGTAACAGCTTATTAGAAAACATTTTTAAAGTGTTTAAACAAAAAGAATTGCTTGAAGATGCTATCTTAATCTATCGTATACAACGTGCTCCAGAAAGACGTATTTTCTATATTGACGTAGGTAACATGCCAAGTCACTTGGCTATGGGATTTGTTGAACGTGTTAAAAATGAAATACATCAACGACGTATTCCTAGTTCAACTGGCGGAGGCCAAAATGTTATCGACTCAGCTTACAATCCTTTAAGCATTAACGAAGATTATTTCTTCCCAACAACTGCTGAAGGTCGTGGTTCTAAAGTAGAAACTTTACCGGGCGGTACTAACTTGGGTGAAATTGATGATTTAAAATATTTTACCAACAAGTTGTTCCGCGGTTTAAGAATCCCAAGTAGCTATCTGCCAACTGGTGCAGATGATGGTCAAGCTTCATATAATGACGGTCGCGTCGGCACAGCATATATTCAAGAACTGCGTTTTAACAATTACTGTATGCGTTTACAAAGTTTAATGCAAGACGAATTTGATCAAGAATTTAAATTATATCTACACGATAGAGGTGTAAACATTGATTCAAGTCTTTTTGATCTACAGTTTCAACCTCCTCAAAACTTTGCTTCATATCGTCAAGCAGAGCTTGATAACCAACGTATCAACACATACGGTACTATCAGTCAGCAAACTTATATCTCAAAGCGTTTTGCATTGAAGCGTTACTTAGGACTAAGCGAAGAAGAAGTTGCAGAAAACGAACGCCTATGGGCAGAAGAGAACGGCAAAGGACATCCTGCTGTTACTGATGCCAGCGGAGAACTTCGTGGAGTTGGTGTAAGTCAAAGTGGATTAGAAGCTGATACCGAAGCTATGACAGACACAGAAGCTCCTCCTGGAATGGAAGTACCAGGAGCTGAAGGAGCCGCAGGATCACCAGTACCTCCTGCAGGAGCCGCAGCTCAACCTGCAGGTACACCGCCAGCAGCATAAATAAAGTTATGATACTTAGAGAGCTTTTTTATATTGATCAAGATACCAAAATGGTATCTAACGACTTGCGTTATGACGGCAGTAATGATCGACTTATGCCTTTAAAAAGAAAAGACACTAGAAAAACTCGGTTAACTTTAAAACAAATTAACGAACTTAGAAAAGCCTCTGAGCAACACATTCTTGAACAAGAAAAAGAATTGGAATTTATAGAACAGATGTACAAAGCACCTGAAGCACCTCCTGCTTAAATAAAATCCTTAAAAAAACACCATTTTTAATACCATTTTTACATATATATGTAAATATACTAGACAGCCTTGCACATATAAAGGAGAAACATATGACTGATCGAAGCAAGTTCGAGCAGATGCTCGAATATCTAATTTCCGAAGAACAGGAAAAAGCAAAAGAAATTTTTCACCAACTAGTGGTTGAAAAATCTCGCGAAATTTATGAAACAATCTTAGCTGAAGATTTTAACGAAGCTGAAGACGAAGAAGTCGAAGAAGGAATGGAAGTTACTTTCCGTGAAACTGACGACGAAATAGACATGGGCGAAGCCGATGACGAAATGGACATGATGGGCGGAGAAGACGATGGCGACATCGGCGGCGACGCAACAGATGACTTCATGGGAGACATTGAAGGCGGCGACGAAGAAGGTATGGACGGCGCAGAAGGTGAAGGCGATATTGAAGATCGCGTTATGGACCTAGAAGACGCACTTGACGACCTACGTGCAGAATTTGAACAAATGATGGGCGACGAAGAAGGCGGCGAAGAAGCTGACGACGAAATGGGCGCAGACGACGAAATGGGTGCCGATGACGAAGAAGGTGAAGAAGACGAAGAAGAAATCAAAGACAGCTTTGATGTAAGTGACAACTTCATGCGCGAGTACATTGAAAAAGTAACTGGCGGTCACGGCGCAGAAAAGAAAAGCAGCGGCGACAACGGCGACAATGTCCGTAGTCCAGTAGAGTAGCTGGTAAGAACGATATGGGCGGTACAACTGCCAACATCGCAAAAGGTGGTGAAGCTGGCGGTAAAGGCGTACAAAGCGGTTTACTAAAGCCAAACACTACAGAAGAAAATTTCGGCAACATTAACGTTCCAGGCGGCAATGCTGGTAAGACAGCATTCAAGAAGAAAGAGCCAGGACACGGTGCTGAAAGAAAAGGCAGTGGAGATATGGGCGACAAGAGTGCACAGAGTCCACTAAATGGCGCTCCTAAAAGAGCAAAGTAAGCAGGTATATAGATGAGCAATTATCTTCGTGAAAACCTGAGTTTTGATCAAGCAAGAATGGTCGTTGAGTCCGACGGCCAAGACGGCAAAAACCTTTACATGAAAGGTATTTGCATTCAAGGCGGCGTTAGGAATCAAAATCAGCGTGTTTATCCTGTTAATGAAATCGGCAGGGCTGTCAAGACCCTGAACGACCAAGTGACTGGTGGATACTCAGTTTTAGGCGAAGTTGATCATCCAGATGACCTAAGAATCAACCTTGATCGTGTGAGCCATATGATCACAGAAATGTGGATGGATGGCCCTAACGGTTATGGAAAATTAAAAATCCTTCCTACTCCAATGGGACAACTTGTTAAAGCAATGTTAGAAAGCGGAGTAAAGTTAGGAGTTAGTTCACGCGGATCCGGAAACGTCAAAGAAGACGGTTCCGGTGAAGTAAGTGATTTTGAGATTATTACAGTTGATGTAGTAGCTCAACCAAGTGCTCCAGGGGCATATCCTACACCGATCTATGAACACCTTATGAATAATAAGGGAGGTTATAGTAGCCTTCGTATAGCGAAGGAAGTGCAGGGAGATCCTAAGGCGCAAAAATACCTAAAAGAAAGCCTATTGAAAATAATAGGCGGACTCCAATAAAGAGGAGAAACACATGTTGGAAGCATTAAAATCTCTGTTTGAAAACAATGTAGTTTCTGA